ATAAACCAGCCGGCAACAGCTTCTCTCGAAGCTTGTCCCTTCATCTTTTGAGGACCCTGTGTGGGCGCCGTCAGTGAACCGGCACCGAGTGCTAGAATTATACCAATGGATTTTACGCCCGTGGCGCCTTTTTCTCGGACGTCCTGCTCGAAAGTTTCTCCAAGCCAGTAATCAACTTCTGCGGAGGTCGGGTAATAATCACCCGATCCGATAAGCTGTGGGTTTGTGTTGAATTGGTTACGAATAAAGTCTTCTGAATTATCGTCGAAGTTGAATGTGAAGGTTTGAGCGCCTTGAGCAGTTCCAGCAATCATTGCCTTAAATTTACCATTTGAGTCTGATTCAACAAGACAGCCTGCAGACGCAGTTGTGGTTAATCCTGATGATCCCCACACGGTACCACTGAGTTGTATGTTTCCGTTGTCAAGATACCAAATTGCGGCACAATTCATCGTTCCAAGGTTTCCGCGCTGGGAACCAACGACACTAGAAGACTTGATCAGGAACAGTCCGTACGCACCACCACCAGCTACTGGTTGAGTGGCAGTTTGCCAGCCAGCCTTGGCTGCGGAGGTGCCGCGCTTATTGACATTTTGTTGCCCAAGTAGGCGAACATATGTAAGAGGTGCAACGTTAGATGCCAAAAACGCTTTTGCGGCGTAGGTGCCGTACATCGGCGATTGGTAGTTACCCTCGCGGTAAACATCACCGCCGCGGTTTCCCGGCACAGTATCCCCAAACATGGTAACAAAGTCACTAAATGACTCGACCTTGGTTGGCTGCATTGCTGGTCCCTTTGCCGATCGTCCGACGATTACGGGACCTATGGCGTCTGGCGTACGCGGGATAAATGAATTATCAATCTCGTTGATAAATACGCCAGGAGATACAAATTTAAAGTTTTTAACAGACATCTTCGTAAAACCCTCTCTTCGTTAAAGTAGTCTAATTGATAGTACAATCATCAGTAAATAGTTTATGCATTTTCAAAAGGCTTCAAGAGGATAAATAATTTTACCTCCTGATCAGGAACTAATCTTCTAAAAATGAAGTATCCCCAGGAAGAGGCACAGATTCCCTGGGGAAAGTAACCTCTACTACACTTTCTTCTATTTTGACCAATTCTCGATCATCGTTCTCGCCTTCGCCGATCAGGTATCCTAATACCTTGATATTTATTTCAGTCATAAACTGGCGAGTTTCCTCGGCTAAGTCTGATACATTGTTGGTGTGCGTGAATTCGCTATCTATGAAGGCTTCATACAGGTGCCCATTCCGTCTCATAGCAAAAGCGTTAATTTGTCCCGGCCGGGCAATGAATGGAGCTAGGAGATCGTTCTGCTGCTGTTGGTATTCTGTTATTAAGGCGATCTTATAGTTTATAGTCACATAGACAGGGATCGGGATAGATAGAGTCTGAACAACAATCTTTTTATTTGTTCGTGGATAGTAAAGCTGGTGTTTGGCGTCTTTGGGCATTCTTCTCATTTGAGATGCAGCTGCAAAATTGCGCGTCTTGTCTTCTAAGATTCTTCTGGCGATCACCATACGTCCGGAGCGTCCGTTCTTTTCATTTGCGTATATTTGTGCTTGAAAGGCGCCTTTTCGTTCAGGATCTTTAGTCACGGCTGTACGTTCAACACTGATCAAGGGAAGCTTCAGGGCATCGCCGTCATCTCTCAATTCTTTCTTGTTTTTAATTTGGAAAGAGCGCTCGGGAACTTGCCACAGTACAGGCACCGTCTTTCTTCCTTCGTTGGTCAAAGCCTGAAGATCTAAGTCCTCTTTAACCCACGACATTATCGCATAATCTATATTTTCGATGTTGGATGCGAGCATTCCAACCTCTTTTAGACCGATAGAACCAGTTCCAGGAAGTTCAGGAAGCATTGCAAAGTCAAAGTTATCAGGTAGCATCGAATAATCCCTTTCTTGCTCTCTTACATATAGCGCTGATCTCAAAACCGTGCTCAACTTGCCCAAAAAGCTTACTCACTTCGGTTAATTTGACTATCTCGTAGTAATAATCGCCATATAAAACAAAATCACCCTCTCTCACATATAGATCTTGATCTTCTTCAAGTCTTCTTTTGTGAAAGTGGACATTTATCTCCCACGTTTTATCTATACCAGCACTTTTAAGGTAATCTGTCGAGTAATTGCTGAATTCTACTAATGCATAGATGCGCACGGGTGGCAAATAGGTCTTATTAATCGCTTCTCCGTATAGTTCGTGAAAATCTGTTCGTTCCATGTCGATCGGGTAATATAAGATCTGTTGTCCGATGATCTTTTCAATAAGCTCATCGTTAACCTGCTTTACAAGGTCTCGTTCTTTTTTACCTAGGAACAGCGGCGGTGGGGGCTGCTCAGGTCTTTTCCACTCGTCTGACATATCTTACTATCCCACAAAAATTGGCAACGGAGAGTTCTTGAAGGTTGTAGCGGCTGCCTCAGATTTTTCGCTATCCTTTTTGATAAGCTCAGTGTATTCCATACTCGTAAGGATTTCTAATAGCTTATCTTTTAATTCTTGCTGTTCAGTCTTGGCTTGACTCAACAAATCTGCATGATTGAGGGTGACTGACTGACCTGGAATGGGAATGGTGGTAAACTTTCCTCGAATTTGCCCTAACATCTCCTTGCAAAGTGCTAGCGAATATTTTCTAATCCACTGTTTACCTATCGAGTTAATATTTCTAAAAGGAATATTACCATAAGGCAGGGAGTTCATATTATTGACACCCTCCATTCCGTCGTTGTAGCCGGCACCCAAAGCTGTCGAATCTGACTCAACATAAAATTGAAACCATATTTCACTATTCATAAAGGGAAACAGGCTTGGGGACGGAAAAAGGCGCAGCATATTGTTTTTAAGTTCGTAAGAATAGTGAGATGTTCGAGTAAATAAAGAGTCCTCGTACATGATCGCCTGCATCTTGTTCTGCCACGTTGGGATGATCTCAAAGGTTGAGTCATCGGCAAATTGTCCATAAGTCGACATATTTCCGACAACGCCCACACCGCCGTAGTATCCATAGAAGCGCCACATTGCGCGGGGAGATCTAAAGAAGACTTTTGTGATAAAGATTCTGCTGTCCTCGACTTTTCCGGAATAGGCGACCGGTCTTCCTTTTTCATCCTTGCCGCTAGTAGATGCATTTTCTACAATCGCCTGCAGGTTATAGTCCTGCGCTGCCTGCCTGGGTATTAGCGATCCTGAATAGATCGGAGTAGTACCACCCATATTCGCAAGGGTGGCTAAACCGTCGCCCACCTTCTTAGCATAAGACATCTGAAATTTTGGATATCTCAGATTAGAGCCTGTGGGTCCTTTTAGTTGCTTGCCTCGATGGTCAAAGGTTCCTGTAGTGTCTCCCAGGGCGTCAGAAAGCGCATTCTTACTCTGATGTAGGTTGATAATAAAGGAATACTCTAATACCGCCTCCTCGTACGCTGCGTATACATTTCCGGGGGTAAGCTCGATATCTACAACATCACCGCCGAGTTTCTTATAAACGTATCCGACCTGCATTGAGGCGCCGCTTAAAAAGTCAACGGAAGATGTATAAAACCCGATAGGGCAAGCTACAGAAACCTTCTTAGCACTACCTGTGCTTGTCAATATTACTGCACTGGTTTCTGATTTTGGATTGAGACTGGTTGGCACACACGATCCCTCCTAGGAATAAATAGTAAAGACGCTTACAAAACTCAAATCAATCAGCATAAACGTTTATTTTATGTGTTTCGTGAAATTGTTTTGGATTTTGTGATGCTTCTGCGCGTCTTTTTGACAGGTGCCTTTTTCTTGACCGGTGCAGCCTTCTTAATAACGGGGGCAGTAGCTGCTTTCTCCACTACGGTTGTCGCCTCTGTTGATTTTAAAGTTATAGGCGGTGTGACCGTATTCTCAAGTACCGGTGGTGTTGTCTTGATCTCCGGAGGAGTGGCGGTTATGATCGGTATTGCTACCTCGGGCTCTGTGACCGTCATGGTGACTACCGCTGATTCAGTTTCTTCAATCTTCATGATATGCCTCATGCGTGGGTGGCTGCTGTGTTTCGTGCCAAATTTCTTCTTTGATGAGAGCATTCTTCTTTTCTTTCCCATGTGGAACTCCTTGTGTTTTGTCCACTAATAAGTAGTTTTAAAATAACAAAACGAAAATCTCAAAAAATGGTCGGAGAAAAAAAATTGGGAGATCGGGGTTTTGGGGTTGTGGTCTCCAAAAGAAAAACCCC